CGAAACCCATCTCACTCGGGTCCTTATCCTGTAAATCTACAAGATAGACTTCTTTACCTTCCGCCATTAAATTTTCGCAGAATTTTAAAGCTTGTTTAATTGCATCCCTATCTAACGCAATGTAAATTTTATCAACTACAGATGTAACTATTTTTTTCATTAAGTTACTCTGTATGTTTTTACCTAATAAAGGTATTGCATTTCTTTTTATAGCCATAGCATCAAATAAACCTTCGCATAATATAATAGGTAAATTCCAATTAATAAAATGTTCATTAGGTATTATATCTCTTGATACTTGTGGGTTTCTATATTTAACAAACGATTCTTTTTCAAAAGATCGTGCTGTAAAATAGTTTATTCTACCATCTTTATCATAAGTTGGTATAATTATCATATTTTTGTATAAACCACTTTCACAATAGCCGATATTGTATTTATTAATATCCGTATTATTAACGCCTCGCTTGCTTAGGTACGCGATAGCATGGCGTTTTATTATACTATTGTTATTTGACTGGTCTAAACGCACATACTCGCTAGGTAATTTGAGTGCTATAGCCGCTTTTTCGGCAGAAACGTAAGTAACATCTTTAACATAAGTTTTAGCTTCTGCTATCTTATCTGGTGATGCATCTGCTTTTCTTAGTAGTTGTAATATTGATTTACCTTTTTTATTACACACCCAACAATGCCAAGGATTATTACCCTCTTTATTTTCAGTAAAGTTTATTTCTAATTTTGGTTTATGGTGACTACAATGAGGACAGGTATAAGCCATGTTTCCCCTTGCAGTTTGTTTTCCAGTGCCAAGCACGGAATTAACCAATGTAACTAATAACTGATTCACCATAATGTATAATATACGCTAGTGTTTCTTAATCTCCAAAGGATCTTCGTATTCTATATCCGTTAAATCTTTTGTAAAAAACTTACCTAAAATGTTGTCATTAAAAAATTCATCTGGTTTTTCTAATACTTGATATACCATTTGATATTTTAATTCAAAATAAGTTAATGCTTTTTTAGTAGGAACACATTTTAAGATTATTCTTTCAAATTCATCTTTTTTACCTTCAGATAGCAATTGTTTTATATCTTTTTGGGAACCATAATATGTTTTCCAATCTGATTCTTTAATTGATAATTTGTATGATGGTCTTCGACCAACTACACCTTGAAGTTTAGCTAATTCCTTTTTACCAATTTTTACTTTTTTAGTAAATTGTAGAATTTTTTTCCCAATATAAGCTTTTCCAGTTGGGGTATGTGTGTTTATATAAACAAACCCGTATGTGTTTTCTGGAAGTTGAGTGATATCAGTTATTTCTTGATTCTTATAAGTCCAACTCATAATATTTTATTTTTTTAACATATAATCTTTTGCGAATAAAACTCTTTTATTCTTATCAATAGGTAGTTGGATTGATGGGAAGACTTTTGGGTTTACCCACCAATCTTCGTAAGGGCTGTTTTTATCAGGTGAGATATTACCAGCTACTAAAATATAACCTTCACTTTCTAGTAATTCTCTTGATTTTTCTCTATAACTTTTAGTTTCATCACAATAGTAATCGTGTTCATATGTAATAACTCCAAATTCTAATGTATCAAACGGTATTTTTTGTAATACTTTATAGGTATTATGTGCTGGGTCGACGTCTAACTGTAAATAGTCTATATAACGTGATTTAATATGCTCATCACATATAGAAGTATAATCAGCAGTTAAAGCATTCTGATCTAAACATATATCATGTGACCTCTCATTCCACCATTTCTCTAAAAAATGTTGATTAACATCTATTGAAACACCTTTGTATCCCCACTGAGCTAATAATGCTGTATTATTACCATGAAATGGGTCTCCTGCACCTATTTCTAAATAAGTTCCGTCCTTTTTACCATCTAAGACAGTTAAAACAAACATATCTTGGTAGCATTGTGAGTAATTATTATTTACAGTAATTGCTCCTTTAAACTTATGTTTAAGGGTGCTATATTCGGTTTTTAAATAAGGTGTTGGATCATGCCATGTAACTAGTTCTGGTTTATTATCTATTAAATCAAAGTTAATACAATTATTAACTACAATTCCTCTATGATAATCATCAACATACGGATCATTGTATAATTCCATCCATATCTTCTCTGATAGGTCTCTTTGACCTACATACCAACAAACAAATGCTTTTTGAAATTTTAATTCCCAGTCTCCTTTATAACCTACGTCATAAGGTAAGGGATCCATATTAACATATTGTAAACCTAAAGTAGCGTACATATTTGCAACCATCCACTCTTCTTTCTCGCTATACCATTTACTTAAAAATAAATAGGCTTCTGGTCTAGCAGGTAAATAAGCTATTGCCTGTTCTAATTGGCCCTTTTCATATTTAGGTCGCCTTTTTGTTTTATTTAATTGTAGCCAAGTTTTTAATAAACCATTATAAGCTAATACAGGGTCGCTATCATATGTTAATTCTGATGCTCTTAAAAAATAAGATAATGCCGCTGCTCCTTGTCCTATTTTTTCATACTCTTCACCTAACTCAGCGTTAATATATGGGTCAGTAGGGTTTTGTAAATACTTATGTAAATCTGCTCTTAATTTTTCCATTATAGTCCGTTATTTTTCCATGAATGTCTATTCTCCCAATCTAACTTATCTAATAATACTGTTGGCATCTTTAATGCATACGCAGCATTGTCTTGATAACCATATGTAATTATAAAATTATCATCCTTTAATGCTAAACCACAAGCAAACTCAATTTTGGCAGCCATGAATTTAAATGGTTTAGATACCGCTTCTAAATTCCAATCTTTATCCCATATAACAAATCTATGGTAATAATGAGCATCTTTATGATATCCTGGATTATGGTAAAAATCTACTTCATGTGTTATGCATATTCTGCTTCCATTTTTCCAAGGTATTACTTGTGAGCCTCCTCTTAATTCAAATGGAATTCTTAAATTATACTCTTTTTCTATTACAACTTCACTGGTTTTTGATTTAGGGTCAATTTTAGCGATTTCTAAATTATTAGCCCATTTAATAAAATGCATAGGCATATCTAATATAGGCATCCAATTTTTTTCTAAATACGTAGGTGTTGGTGGTTGTATTCTATCTCTAGTAACCTCTTCACAAGTATCTTTAGTCCAATTTACCTCACAAAGCTCCATTCTGCCTTCTCCATCAGGTTTAACATCCCTTCTTACACCACAGACATATAAAATATCATTCCATTTAAATACTCTAACATCTTCTAAACCTATAAATGTCCATTTAGGTTTAATGTCATGTTTAGATGTATCTATTTTTTGGTGTGTTTTTACTTCTAAAGTATCAGGGTCTAATTTACATAAATAATTTCCTGTTCTTAAAACGATATCATCTTCGGGATTTAAATAAGCTAAACACCCCCAAACACTATAGAAGTTTTGATTAAACTCACTATGATAAAGGGAATAATGTACGTGTCTTATATTAGCAATAATATCTTCGTTCTCATCTATAAAAACAGATACATTACACAGACCAGTACCATCAGTTAGATTTCCTGGGATTATTAATGGTGAAATTGATCCACCATTATTTACAACTATTTTTGCTAAATTATCTATCATACTATCTATAATGTCCTCCACCTAACCATAATACGAAAGATTTTCTAGTTCCCCTAGTAACTGGTGTAACTCTGTGCATCATATAAGAAGGAAATAAATAAACACATCCTGCGCTTCGAGGTGCGGATTCAAAAGGACCTTCCATACTTCCTCCTCTAAATAATTCTAAATCACCACCTTCATATTCATCAGGTTCTGATAATTGAACTGTTATTGAAACTTTTCTTTTTGATAAAATGTCAGGCCCAATATCAGCATGCCAATCATAATGTCCAGCTGGTGCATGATATTCAGTATATTGAATCATTTCTGGTATAGTTTGTAAGTCAAAATTCCAAATAGTATCATTAGCTTCTACGGCCATGTTAGCTAATTTTTCATATAACCAAAACCAATCTTGGTCTTGAGGAATCCATTTAATATTAGACTTTCTTTGTTTTTTGTTTTTTCCAGCAGTTGTTGCTACATGCCAAGGTAATTTCTTAATTGAAGTTGATATTTTATCTAATTCTTCTTTATTAAAACCTTCATTAAAAAAGTAGAAATTTTGAGAATCAGTTGCGGGTTGGTCAAATGTGTAGTTTAAGTTCATTATATAGTATTTAGTATTTGGTCTAAGTTAAAAATCTTTTTATTTGATGTCCAAGGCATTAATGCTAAAGGTTCAATTAAATTATAACCTTCATAACAAGTAAATTCTTGGTTTATTTCATATGGTGCACGAATAATATTGTTGTGGATTTCGTATCCAAACTCACTAGGTGATGTTGTTATCCAACAAACCGTTGATGGTTTATCTAAACACGTTGCTAAATGTTGTGCAAAACTATCTATAAATAATCTTTTATCAGATTGCATTA